TGCGATGGGATTTGTGATCGTTCCTTCACAACCCTTTGGATACAATTATCTTGGTGGCAAACTATTAGCACTTCTGTGCTGCTCTCACTATGCCCGTGAGACTCTGAATGAGGTATTTGAAAAGGATATTGCCCTTTTTGAAACCACGTCCCTTTACGGGTCTACTACTGATGCCTCACAATACGATGGCCTAAAACCCTTTATACGGTACAAGGGTCTGACTGAGAGTAAGTTCCTCCCTCTGCTCCATGAGGAGGTCTTCCACCGCCTTCATGATAGATTTACCCTATTGAACAACAACACCCCGTTGACGGACAGCAAGGCATCTTCTAAGAAGATGAAGAGACAGACCAAGATGATTTCCATTATTAAGAACTCTCTTCAAGATCAGGATAAACTCAAAGAGTTTAATGATGTCATTAATATGGCATTCGGACTCACTCAGAAGAAGCGATTCTATATTTCTGATTATGGATATTCGAATGTCCGTGAGGTGATTATGGAAGAACAGGATGAACTTCTTCGTGGACCTAACTGGGATAAGTTTCATCTTGAAAATATTATTTCTTGGTGGAAGAAGAAAGCAACTAAGAGATACGAAAAACTCAAAAAAGAAGATAGGTTCAGAACAAAGGTTGAACTCTGGACAGAAGATGATGACATTCAAATTATTCGCTGATGGAACTCAAAGACTGGCTCAACTCAATTAACTTCACAAAAGAAGATTTAAGTGAACATTCAAAGGAATATCCTCCTTACATCATCAATCGATGTCTCTCTGGACACCTTGATTGCGTAATGTTTGCTAATGAAATGAATAGGTATCATTTCCTGGAAAAAGATATGCAATATTCATTTTATCTAAATAGTCTGAGGAAAAGAAAGAGATTCTCTCCTTGGCTCCGAAAGGATAAAGTCCAGGATCTGGAATGTGTCAAACAGTACTATGGATATAGTAATGAAAAGGCATCACAAGCTCTGAAAATTCTGACCAAAGAACAGATTACCTTTATTAAAAAAAGACTTGATACTGGAGGAACAAAATGAATGCTGGTAATGTAACCGTAGAGCCTGAAGTTCAGTGGTCTCAAAATCAAATGGTTGAAGTGTTTCTTAATGAACCCGACGACTTTTTGAAAGTTAGAGAGACTTTGACTCGTATCGGAGTGGCATCTAGAAAAGAAAAGAAACTTTATCAATCTTGCCATATTCTTCACAAGCAGGGTAGATATTACATTGTTCACTTTAAAGAACTTTTTGCTCTGGATGGAAAGCATGCAAATCTAACTCAAAACGATATTCAACGTCGAAATCGTATTGTTAGACTCCTTGCTGATTGGGGACTTATTACAATCGCCAATCAAGATTTGGTTATGGATATTGCTCCTCTGAATCAAATTAAAGTTCTTGCGTACAAAGACAAGAATGATTGGATTCTGGAGCAGAAGTATAATATTGGTAAGAAAGGAAAAGCAGTAGAAACCGAATAAATAGTATGTCGCCTTTCGTGCGCGACACGCTACATACGGAATATACGCTACAAATAGAGGGGTAACCACACCCCTCTTTTTTTATGATCTTGTATAATTAGTATTGGATGCCGTAAGGGTCCACAAAACACAAACTCGCTTTTAAAGGAGCTACCATAATGACTAACCTCACAAGGTATACTGCTGCGGATCTTCCTGCCCTGATGGATAAGATCACTCGCAATAGCATTAATATGGATGAATACTTTGATCGTTTATTCCATCTTCACGAAACTACATCAAATTATCCCCCTTACAATCTAGTTCAGGTAAATAACGTGGAGTCTAAACTAGAACTAGCACTTGCTGGATTTAAGAAAAAGGAGGTCTATGTATACACACAAGATGGTAAACTCTTTATCGAAGGTCAGAAAGAAGATAAAGAGACGGATACCAACTATCTCCACAAGGGTCTGGCTCAACGGTCATTTACACGAGCATGGACGCTCTCTGACGACACGGAAGTTCGATCAGTTGATTTTGAGGATGGGCTTCTGACAGTGACTCTGGGCAGAATCGTTCCAGAACATCATAAGAGAAAAGACTATCTATAAATATAACTGAATATCGTCGGCGCTATGCCACGGGGGGAAACTGGCCAAATCCAGTAGACACCCCCCTTTTTTAATGATAGAATAATCTGAGGTAGATACTTACTATGACAATCAAACTCTTGGTATTAAAATCTGGTGAAGACGTTGTAGCAGACGTTCAGGAGATGGTCGTTGAAGATAAAGTAATTGGTTACTTTCTTAACAAACCGTGTGTAGTTAAAATGTCAAACTACACTCCCATCAAAGATGACGAAACTGATGAGCAGAAGCAAAAAAATGCTTATCAGATTCGATTTTATCCGTGGGTTCCCCTTGCCAAAGATCCAGTCATTCCACTCACATTGGAGTGGGTTGTTACAATGGTTGACCCAATCGATAAACTTACTAAACTTTATATAGAGGATATTCTTGAATATGGAAAACAAACTAGTGAAGATTCTAGCTCTGACGAACAATCTGATTCTGATCAGTCAGATTGAAGAAGTTGGTGCTGATATTGGAGAACCAGATTGTAAACTGGTAGATCCATATGTGGTTACAAATGACAAAACTTTGGAACCATTTCTTTGTGGATACACAAAAGAAAATACATTTATGATGAGTTCGGATAAGATTCTTACACTCGCGGATCCAACTCCAACTCTACTTGAAAAATATGAGGACTTGATTAAGGAATGAAATTTTACACTAATGTCCAACTAATTGGTAATCAGTTTCTGGTTCGTGGTGTTGAAAATGGTAAAAGATATGAACATAGAGATGAGTTTTTTCCAACCCTCTATGTCAAATCAAAGAGAGATTCTAAGTATCGGACATTAAGTGGAGAACCTGTAGAGGAAGTCCATCCTGGAACAGTTAAAGATTGTCGTGAGTTTTATAAAAAATATGATGAAGTAGATGGATTCGAAATCTATGGAAACGAACGTTACATCTATCAATATATTTCTGAGAAATATCCTGAGGATGAAATCAAGTTTGATATCAGTCAAATCAAACTTGTAACTCTTGATATTGAGGTTTCTTCTGAACAAGGATTCCCTGATGTAGAATCCGCATCTGAAGAAATCTTGGCTATCACAATTCAAAACTATACTACTAAGGAAATTGTTACCTGGGGTGTAAAACCTTTTAACAATAAACAACCAAACGTAACATATCATCACTGTCCAAGTGAGTATGAACTTCTCAATCATTTCATCAACTATTGGATGGTTGATGTTCCGGATGTGATTACTGGTTGGAACATTCAACTGTATGATATTCCATATATTTGTAAGCGTTTGAATCGTGTTCTTGGTGAAAAATTAATGAAGCGTTTTTCACCTTGGGGACTTGTTACCGAAAGTGAATTCTTCGTTCAAGGAAGGAAACAAATCACATTTGATATTGGTGGTGTAACTCAACTTGATTATCTTGACCTTTATAAGAAGTTTACTTATAAAGCACAGGAATCATATCGTCTTGACTACATTGCTGAAGTAGAACTTGGCCAAAAGAAACTTGATCACAGTGAGTTTGATACCTTTAAGGACTTCTATACTCAAGGTTGGCAGAAGTTTATTGAATATAACATCGTTGACGTGGAACTTGTTGACCGTCTGGAAGACAAGATGAAACTGATTGAACTTGCTCTTACGATGGCTTATGATGCCAAGGTTAATTATGGCGATGTCTTCTATCAGGTACGGATGTGGGATAATATTATCTACAACTATCTGAAGAAGAGGAACATTGTCATTCCGCCAAAGAACAAATCTTTGAAGAATGAAAAGTATGCAGGCGCGTATGTTAAAGAACCGATTCCGGGGAAGTATGATTGGGTTGTCTCTTTTGATCTTAACTCCCTATATCCTCACCTTATTATGCAGTACAATATTTCACCAGAGACTCTTTTGGATGAAAGGCACCCATCGGCAACAGTAGATAAAATCCTCAATGAGGAAATTACTTTCGAGATGTATAAAGACCATTCTGTCTGTGCTAATGGTGCCATGTATCGTAAAGATGTTCGTGGGTTTCTTCCAGAATTGATGGAGAAGATCTATAAAGATCGTACTATCTACAAAAAGAAGATGCTTGCTGCAAAGCAAGAATATGAGAAGAAGAAAACCAAGGATTTGGAAAAAGAGATTGCCCGCTGTAATAACATCCAAATGGCGAGGAAGATTCAACTTAACTCTGCTTATGGTGCTATCGGCAATCAGTATTTCCGTTATTACAAACTAGCAAATGCTGAAGCAATTACTCTTTCTGGCCAAGTTTCT